ATAAAATTTATTTATTTGCTTATAAACATAAGGAGATGAAATAGACATATCACTAGCAATTTTATCTACCTTTTCATTATTTACAAAATAAGCTTCAAATATTTTTGACAAATCAGAATCAGGATTGGAATTTATTGAACTTATAATAGCATTCTTAATAGATTTAATAGATTCAAGACGTTGTTTTAATACTTCTTGATGTTCTCGAATATTTTTAACATCATCAACGAAATTTACGAAAGTAGAGTCTTGATGTTTTTTTTGGGAGTGGATATCTGATAAAGATGGTTTTGAAACAGTGGCAGAAGCAACATCATTTATCTCTGATTGAGAAATAGCCAGAGCAATATTTATTTTAGAAATTTCAGAATCAATTTGTTTCATATTTCTGAATCCAAGTAATGTTTTCATATCAATCAACTCCAAATAATCGAAAATTGTAGTTATATTTTTACATATTTTGTTGACGAAGTAAAGGGTATTTTGTATAATCTTACGATAAAGGCGGCCTTTTTGTCGTTTTTAATTTTTAAATGGAGGTGCTTTATATGATTGATTGGATATGTTGGGTATTTTCGATAGTCAATGTTATAGGTACACTTCTGAATATTCGTAAGATGTACTTATGTTTTTTCATTTGGTCGGTATGCAATGTATTTTGGCTTTATCTAGATATAGTTACAGGCCAATACGCAAGGATAATATTGGATGTAATCAATCTGGCTACATCTTTATACGGAGCATATAGTTGGTACAAAGATTCTAAAAAAAGCAGAATAAAGGCTGACTATTCACGTGAAATTGATGAAGGTGATGATAACATGTCTGACATTTGCAAAGAATTAAATATTATTGAATCATATTCATATTTTTTAGAAAAAGATATTGACAGTTGTATTAAAAACTTTAACCATCAAGAATACAATGAGGCTGTTGGTGATTTGGTAATGATTAAAGAGCACTCAAGCAAATTAAGAAAAAGAGCAAGAGAGAGTTTAAAAAGGCTAATGGATTCATGTAAAGAAGATTTTTGATTGAAAATTTAGAATAGAAATATATAATTAGATTAGCGTGATTCGTGGCGCGGGTTTATTGCTTCATTTACCTTTTCTTAAGGTAAGAAAGAGGTGATAAATATGCTTAAAAAGGTTATTTCAATACTAGGTATTGTTTTAACGATTTTACAAATATTCAATCTTTCGACTGATATTTTAAAAAAATTAAGCAACCGTGCTAGTAACACGGTTGTTTATATATTCATAATTAACTGATTTATAAACCCGTTAAACGAGTCACGCTGTTATTATATTCTCAAACAATAAAAAAATCAAATTAAGTGTATATGGTTGTCTAAAGCATTTTCAATTTCTTTGGATGTGATGCCTATGTATCTTTGAGTAATAGCTGCTGAACTATGTTGGAGAAGTTTCTGAACTAAAACTATGTTGTAATTGTTATTTTGATAGATTTCAGTAGCAAAGAATTTCCTGAAACTATGAGTACTTATATTCTTGAGCCCTAGATAGTTAATTACTTTACTTATATATGTTTGGATATTCCTAACTTTTATCTTAAATATTTTCTCATTTTCTTTTATATTATTTTTCATACAATAAATTTGAATATATTGATAGATTGGTAAAGGCACTGTGAAGAATCTTTTTTTTGAGGTTTTCTTTTCTATGATGTCGAGCCTATATCTATCTCCGTCTTTTACGATGTCGGAAAATTTAAGATTGAGTATATCGCTTATTCTGAGCCCTAGATTAGCTTCCAGAACAAGACATGTGGCTATAGTTTCATTTGGCCTGAAAAAAGCTGAACCTGTTTTCATGATATTTATTATGTTTTCGTATTGTTCTTTTGTAATAGCAAGAGTTTTTTTATTAGCCATTTTTCTCCTTTAAAATTGCGTATTTAATTATATATCATTGCGTATTATAACATATAAATACAGAATAATCAAGAGAATTTTTGAAGTTCAAGAAAAAATATTGCGTTAAAGAGATCTTTAACGCAAATAAACTACCGATTATTCATCGGTAGGTGATATTAAGAAAAAAAAGAAGTGAGTTATTAATGAAAAAAAGACTAAAAAGGCCGAAAATAAAAAATCGAGCCCACCTTTTTTAAAGGCTATTATTATTATACAATATAACTAAATTTAATCAATGGATTATATAAAAATAGTAAGAAGTGTATAAAAATATATAAAAAAATGTATTGCAAAAGCAATTGCATATGCTATAATAATAATATGGATAAGATTACTAAAAATAATATTAAAATTGATAAAAAAATATTTGAAAAATTTTCTAAGATAGGTAAGTTAATACCTATTGAAGTTTTGACGGGATTTTTTAAATGTACACTTGCACAGCTCCAAACGTTTTGTAAACAAACTTATGGGTGTAGTTTATACGAAAAGATAAAAACTTCGGGTAAAACTTTAAAAAAAATACCTGCTTTCAATGAAGAAAACTTTGAATTATTTACATTAGCCAATCAGGTATCTATTTTAGCTGACCAAAAAACTTATTGTATTGATAAGTACGTTGATTTCTTCAGTATGGGCGCACCTGATATCATTGAGGATGCGTGTAAAGAAAAATTTGCAGGTCGTACATTTAGGCAATCAGTTGATTCTTGCATATATTATGACCGTATGAATATTTACGAGAATCTTAGAATCAGACGTAATGAATCGCCAAACTTACTTAAACACATGGCAGAATGTTGTTTGGAATTAAGAGTTATGGCTAATGAAAACGTCGAAGAAATGTTTAAAGCCAATGCTTATGTTGCTTTAAATAAATTCTGGGATACAGGTAAGCCAAGCAAGAAAGATAAAGACAAAGAAGACAAGAGTGGATAATGGAAGAATTTAAATTTTCTCCAAAACAACTTGAGTTTTTGGAAGATGTAAGACATCATAAGTTAAAATTCCAAAACATTCTTGAGGGCAGCGTACGTTCGGGTAAAACGTACGTTTCTTTATTTGCATGGCTTCAACTTGTAGGCATTGCTCCTAAAGGTATGGATTTTTTAATGGTCGGCAAAACTGTTACATCTCTTAAACGTAACTGTTTAAACTGTTTGTCTTATATGGCTGAGGGGCTTTTCCATTATTCCATAACCAGAAAAGAAGCAAGCTTTCTAGACCATAAAATATATTTAGAGGGGGTTAATGATGTAAGAGCTGAAAACAAAATACGTGGTATGACATTAATGGGGGCATATTGCGATGAGGTAACTTTATTTACTGAAGACTTCTATAATATGCTTTTAACACGTTTAACTTCCAAAGGAGCTTTTTTATTAGCCACTACAAACCCTGACACACCGTCACATTGGCTTAAAAAAGACTTCATCGATAAAAAGGATTCCAAAAGTGTTGCTGTGTATCACTTCAATTTAGAAGACAACACAGCTTTATCTCCTCAGATTATAAACACTTTAAAATCCCAGTTCACGGGGGTGTTTTATGATAGGTTTATTCTTGGCAAGTGGGTATCTGCTGAGGGACTTATTTATGCTTATTTTGCTAACAATAAAAACAAGTTTCTTGTTGAGCGTATTGATATATTTGATATTGCCGCTGTTCATTTTGGGCTTGATTATGGTGCTTCCAAAAGCACGACCGCTATTATATGCATTGGCATTGGTCGAAATTATAATTGTATGTATGTGCTTGATGAGTTAGTTATCAATGGCGTTAATTCTCCTGAAGAGATGTATGAAAGATTTTATGAATTCTATTTAAAAGTTTCTAATGAATATGGGTTTGTAAGAAGTATTGTAGCTGACTGGGGTGGCCTCGGTCAGGTTATAACTAAAGGGCTTAAAAGATTTTGCCTACAGAAAAATATTCAAATTTCTGTAGAAGATTGTTACAAATACAAAATTAATAACAGAATTTCATTTACTTGCAGTATGCTGGCAACTCATAGAATTAAAATCCATAAGCGTTGTAAAAATTTTATAGAATCTTTAGAAAGCGCTATATGGGACCCAAACAAAGAAGATACAAGACTTGATGATGGTACGTTTAATGTAGACGTACTTGATGCTTTTGAATATGCTTTCGCAAATTATCTGACTATATTTGAACAGATAATGACTGAAGAATTAAGGCCTGAGCCTAAGAAACGAATGCTTGTTATTTGAATAGAGGTAATTATGACACTAGAAGATTTCTTTAAACAAATAGGATATGACATCGGCAATTTAAAGAAAGGGCAAGAAGCCATTAAAAATTATATGAACTGGTATAATGGTTATATTGAAGAATTCCATAAATACTACGTTTACAATGGTGAGCAAAAAGTTTACAGAAACCGTTATTCTTTAAACATTGCCAAAATGATATGTGAAAATTTTGCCGATTTAATAATGAATGAAAAAGTTACAATTACCTTAGATAATGATGAGTCAAATAGAGTAATTAACGATATTTTAACTAAAAATAAGTTTAATATTCGAGCAAATCAAGCTATAGAAAAAGTTTTTGCATTAGGTACTTGTTGTATATTGGTTTCTCCAGATGAAGATTTAGGAATTAATATACAATTCATAACAGCAAACAACATCTATCCTTTGTCGTTTGGAAGCAAAGGAATATATGAATGTGCGTTTGTAAGTGAGGAAGTTGTAAGAATTGGGTTAGATGAAAAACCATCTTTAATCAAAAACGTACAAATCCATAGGCGTGATGAAGATGGAGAATATATAATAAATAACTTCCGATTTAAGTCTGACGGTTGTGGCAGACTAGAACGAATAGATTTAGATGATTTACCTTTTGAAATAAGGACAGGTAGTCGCAAGCGATGGTTTATACCAATATCGACTGCCATAGTTAACAACATAGATATGGATAGCCCATTCGGATTACCTATTTATGCTAATTCAATAGATACGATTAAAGCTTTAGACTTAACTTATGATAGTTTTACTAATGAAATACAAAACGGACGCAAACGTCTGTTTGTAACTCAAGACGCTTTAAAAGTTGATGCAAACGGTTTTAGAAATGCGTTCGACCCTCAAGATGTTGTGTTTTATCTATTAGACGGCAGTTTCGAAGGGAAAAACACCAACAATTATGTCCAAGAAGTCAACGGAACACTAAGGATTGAAGAATTAAGAACTGCAATCCAAACTCACCTTGATATTTTATGTATGAAACTAGGATTCGGTAGAAATTACTATCGAATGGGTGAAGTTCTCGTTGGTAAAACCGCAACAGAAGTTGTATCCGAAAACTCTGATTTATTTCGAACAATTAATAAGCACGAAAATCCTCTTGAAATTGCGCTTATTGAAATGGTCGAACTTATAATTTATATAGGTAAATACTTTGGTATATTTAATATACCTAAACCATCGAAAATCACTATTGATTTCGACGACTCTATCATCGAGAGTAATGCAACGAAGCGAGAGCAAGACAGACTCGATGTACAAATGGGAGCAATGTCGCTCGAAGAATATCGCATGAAATGGTACAGCGAAGACGAGCAAACTGCTAAAAATAAAATCTCAAATATTGTAAATAATCAACCTGAACCTGAAAGAGAAGCACAATCAAATCCAAATCAATCACACACCAGCCCAAACGTTGTATAGAAGCTGCAGCGGTTGAGCTTATGTAATTATAAATGATAAAAAAATAAATTCAAAGGGTTGATATTTATTTGCTTTTATAATATAATAGTAGCGTAGTCCGTTTTACGGGTTCATCGAAATAATTTAAGTTGGATTATTTACGACGTCCACGATTCCTGCGTGGGCGCCGCTTATTTTTATATATTATGTTTAAAAAATACTTCAATTCATAATAAACAAATTGGAATATATCAAACATGAACCATATGAAATCTAAGTCGGACATTTAATCACCTCAATTCTTCACAGAACATGTGAGATAAGAGATGAACCCGCGCCACGAACTACGCTAATTGAGATTATAAACAATAAGAAAATAAATTCAAAGCATTTTTTATTTTATTAAATTAATTGGAGGAATGTTTTAATGTCATATAATACAAAGAATTATACAGAACAAGGCGGAGAAAAAACAGTAATAGGCGGTACGCTTGAAATTAAAAGTGATGCACAAATAAATGGTTTAAGCGAACTTTATACTACTACACTTACGGCTTTAGGTTGGGCAGATACCAGTGGCAACGCACCTTTTACACAAACTGTAAATATTCAGGGAATCCTTGCAACTGATACGCCGATTATAGATGTAGTTTTATCATCAACCACTGAGACTGCTAAGTCTCAACTTGAGGCATTTAGCTGTTTATCGAAGATTGAAACTGCGGATGGTTCTATAACTGCTACTTGTTTGGATACCAAGCCTACTATTGATATACCTATAAAACTGAAGGTGATTAGATGAGTGACGGATTTATTATAAAACGTGGTGGCAGTGGCGGTTCAGGCGGTGGTGTAGACCCATCAATTATAGAGAGAACTGTTACCAATGTAACTGCGGATATGCTTCAGGGTGTTACTAGTATTGGGGAGAATTGTTTTAGTATTTGGGAAAGTTTAGCAAGTATAGAAATCCCAAATAGTGTTACTAGTATTGGCGAATATGCTTTTAACGAGTGTTCAAGTTTAACAAGTGTAACAATACCAAACAGTGTGACGTCTATTGGGAACCAAGCTTTTAGACGTTGTTCAAGTTTAGCAAGTATAGAAATCCCAAACAGTGTTACTTCTATTGGGAGTCGTGCTTTTGTAAGTTGCGAAAGCTTAACAAGTGTAACAATCCCAAACAGTGTTACTTCTATTGGGAGTAATGCTTTTTACAATTGCTCAAACTTAACAAGTATAACAATCCTAAATGGCGTTACTTCTATTGGGGAGTCTGCTTTTGAAAATTGCAAAAGCTTAACAAGTATAGAAATCCCAAACAGTGTTACATCTATTGGGGAGTCTGCTTTTCGATATTGCTCAAGCTTAACAAGTGTAACAATCCCAAACAGTGTTACTTCTATTGCGATTCGTGCTTTTGTAAGTTGCGAAAGCTTAACAAGTGTAACAATCCCAAATAGTGTGACGTCTATTGGGAATAGCTCTTTTAGTAATTGCAAAAGTTTAACAAGTATAGAGATACCAAACAGTGTTACATCTATTGGGGATCTTACTTTTCAATATTGTTCAGGATTAACAAGTATAACAATCCCAGACAGTGTTACTTCTATTGGAAATTATGCTTTTGAAGGTTGCCGAAGCTTAACAAGTGCAACAGTAAAAGCCATAACCCCTCCGATTTTAGGTAGTAATATATTTATTAATACGCCCTCATCTCTAGTAATCTACGTCCCAGCCGAATCAGTAGATGCTTACAAAGCATATGGCGGCTGGTCAAACTTCGCAGACAAAATCCAAGCGATACCAAGTGATTGATTTTTGATTTTCAATGAATATAATAATAGCAAGAGCTCCGCTTAAAAGGCGGTAGGCCCTAATGTAAGAATTGATTAACTTAATAACCGAAACTTCTCAACAAGTAGCGGTTATTTCATTAGCTTTAAAATTACGAATAAGATTAAAATTAAAATTATTAAGATTAAATCTTTATTCATAGGCCTTCACCTCACTTATAGAGGAGTGGCCAACCGCCATTTTCGGGCAAACTCTTGCACTTTGAATTATATAATCTTGATTTTTGATTTTCAATGAATATAATAATAGCGTGACCCAAAAGACGGGTTCGTTACTCAATTTATTATTATCGTAACTATTACCGTGTGTTCAGCACGGTAGTTTTTATGTTGAGTTTTAAAGAAACTCAGTATTTGCAATATTAATAAAATAATATTTAAAATCTGAATAATCTTTTCTCCCATACTCATCACCTCTTTCCTGTTCTAAATAAGAACAATTAGAAGTAATGAACCCGTGCTTTATGAGCCACGCTAAAGAAATTGTACAAAAAAACAAGATAAATTAAAAGGAGCGATATATGAGCGATAATATTCCAGAATGGTTAAGACCTTATTGTAAGCAAGGCGCTTATATCCCAACTAAAGAAGATATTGAAAAGCTTGAGCCACAATCAAGAGATGAGATGATTTTAAAGTATTTAGCATCTGATTTATCTAATTATTATACAAAATCTGAAGTTGATAACTTAATTGACGCTATACCAAAGTTTGATATAGAAGTAGTCCAAAATTTACCGATAAGTAATATTTCGCCAACTACTGTTTACCTTGTTCCTTCGCAGAGTGAGTCATCAGATATTTACAAAGAGTATATCTATGTAAACAACAACTGGGAGCTGCTTGGAATCCAGAAATCTGACTTGTCTAATTATTATACAAAGTCTGAAACGAATGCTTTAGTCAATGGAATGATAAATGTTATTTATCCAGTTGGTGCAATCTATATGAGTGTAAACAGTACAAGCCCAGCAACATTATTTGGTGGCACATGGGAACAATTATCTAACAGATTTATTGTAGGTGTTGGCTCAAATTATTCAGCAGGATCAACTGGTGGATCTTCAACACATTATCATACAACTGGAGATCATACATTAACTGTAAATGAAATCCCAAACCATGACCATAGTGTTTGGTTACGTACAGATTCTGGAATAGCAACTACAGTGAGTTATGTTGCTGAAAATGGTAAAGCGATGATTTCAAGTGTAAACAGCACTGGAGGAGACCAGCCACATAATCACGGCAATACAAGCAGTGAAAGCAATTTGCCACCATATCTAGCAGTTTATATGTGGAAAAGAACAGCATAATTATTTATTAAAAAGGAGGTTTATGTATGAGTGAAATTCCGGAATGGTTAAGACCTTATTGTAAGCAAGGCGCTTACACACCAACTAAAGAAGATATTGAAAAGCTTGAGCCACAATCTAGAAAAGAAATGCTCTTAAAGTATTTAACCGATTCAGTTTCATCTGATTTATCTAATTATTACACAAAGTCTGAAGTTGATAATTTAATTAGCGCTATACCTAAATTTGATATAAAGGTAGTTCAAACATTACCGTCAAGCGATATTTCACCAACTACTGTTTATCTTGTTCCCTCGGATAGTGAATCGTCAGATGTTTACAAAGAATACATCTACGTAAATACCAACTGGGAGCTAATTGGGATCCAGAAAACAGACTTGTCTAATTATTATAATAAAACTGAAATTAATAATTTGTTAAGTGCTAAAGTTAATTCCAGTGATTTAAGTACAGTAGCAACAAGTGGTTCATATAATGATTTGTCCAACAAGCCTACAATACCGACTAAAACCAGTGATTTGACAAATGACAGCAATTTTGTTTCAAGTTCTGATTTATCTAACACTTACTATAGCAAAACACAAACCGATAATCTATTAGATACTAAGGTTGATAAAGTAACAGGCAAAGGATTATCTACAGAAGATTATACAACAGCAGAGAAAACTAAATTAGCAGGTATTGAATCAGAAGCTAATAAAACAGTTGTAGTTCAAACAACAGGTTCTAGCACAACTGATGTTATGTCGCAGAATGCTGTTAGCACTCAACTTGATAGTAAAGCAACAACAGTATTATATACAGCTACATTATTAAGCTCAAACTGGTCTAATTCAGCCCCTTACACTCAAACAGTAAGTATTCAAGGAATATTAGCAACAGATGTACCTGTAGTCGATGTAGTATTATCATCAACAACATCAACTGCTAAATCACAGTTAGAAGCCTGGAGTTGTGTTTCAAAGATAGAAACAGCTGCAGGCTCGATAACTGCCACTTGTTTCGAAGAACTGCCAGCAATTGATATTCCAATTCAATTAAAGGTGGTGAGATAAATGGCACAGGCAATAATCTCGAGAAAAGGTGGCGGTGGTGGTGGGTATGCTACTATTACGTTTGATAATGTTACGGCCGATGATGGGATTTTACACTTGCAAGCGACAGCATTAAGTGTTGCTAGGTATAATTTGGCAGCAACAACAGTGGGAGATTATGCATTATTTTGTGGTGGATATGGTAGTAGTGTCTCAGCAACAGTAGATGCATATAACACAAGCCTAACACGGTCAACACCAACAGTATTGAGTGCGGCAAGGAGACAATTAGCAGCGACAACAGTGGGAGACTATGCGTTGTTTGGTGGTGGGAATAATGGTTCTGTTTATTCAACCTTAGACGCATATAATACAAGTTTAACACGTTCAACACCAACATCTTTAAGCCAAGCTAGGTATAATTTGGCAGCAACAACAGTAGGTGATTATGCTTTATTTGGTGGTGGATATGGTAGTAGTGTCTCAGCAACAGTAAATGCATATAACACAAGCTTAACAAGGTCAACGCCAACAGCATTAAGTACTGCAAGACACGAATTAGCAGCGACAACAGTGGGAGACTATGCGTTGTTTGGTGGTGGTAGAGATAGTAGTTACTTATCACCCGTAGATGCCTATAACACAAGCTTAACAAGGTCAACGCCAACAGCATTAAGTGCTGCAAGATACGAATTAGCAGCAACAACAGTAGGAGATTATGCATTATTTGGTGGTGGATATGGTGGTAGTTACTTGCCAACAGTAAATGCATATAACACAAGCTTAACACGTTCAACACCAACAGCATTAAGTGTTGGAAGAAGTGAGTTAGCAGCCACAACAGTTGGTGATTATGCTTTGTTTGGTGGTGGATATGGTGATGTTCTTGGTAGTTACTTGCCAACAGTAGATGAATATAACACAAGCTTAACACGTTCAATACCGACAGCATTAAGTGCTTCGAGGAGCTATCTAGCAGCAACAACAGTAGGCAATTATGCTTTGTTTGGCGGTGGGCGTTATAGCACTTCATTAGTTGATGCATACTTTCTGCATAAGAAAATTCAATTATACCCAGACGCAAAATATAAATTTAATGATATGGCAGATGAAGTTACTTCACAAACATTCCAAGAAATTGAGGTAGGGCCTCCAATAAACGGTTATATAAAAATTAAAGATGCCACAATTAATTAAAGGAGATTTAATATGATTAAAATTGAAAAATACGATGGTTCTAAAACTTATATGTTCCCAAACGGGGAATTGGCAACACCTGAAAGGGTGAAAAAAGATTATCCTGCAGTTGATACTTTTACTCATATAGTAGAAACTGACGAAGCCTCTCAGGTTATGTTTGCAATTCAAAACTTAGCGGCTATCAAATCCCAAATGGGGATTGATATGAGTTTAAGTGATGAGGAGGCGATTAGTAAAATTGAAGAAATAAGAAACACTCCGCCGCCTGAACCTGAAGTATCAGCGGAAGAAAGAATAGCTGCAGCTTTGGAATTCCAAAACGTTTTAAATATGTAGTTGATTTTTTATTTTCTATGGATATACTAATAGCGTAACCTGGTGACGGGTTTATTACAATTTGATTTCTGTTTTTATTGTAACAACCACATTTACCGTGCGGTTGTTACTTTTAAGCTTTTTGATTTTATATATGTATTTTATAATACGAAATAAAATTTTAAGGGCTTTAAATAACATGTTTACCACCTCTTTTCCCTGCTAAAAAGCAGGTTAAAAAGCAATAAACCCGCACTCCCAAGTTACGCTTTTCTGATAATACTCAAACTTAAAATTTATTTCAATAATTTGGAGGAAAATAATATGAATTACGAATTAATTAAAAAGAATTATGACCGCAGTTTATGGAGCAAACGGCAAGTAGAAATAGCCAAGGAAAAAGGTGTTATAACCGAAGAAGAATACCAAAAGATAACCGAGGGTGCTAAATAATCCTCGGCGATGCGAGAGTAACTGAATTTTTTCATAATGATTGACTCCTTTAAAATATCCTCTTTAAAATATTTTTTTAAAATTTATCTTATTTTATTCCCTTTAACTCTCGCATTTGATTTTTATTTTTTTTATGGATATAATAAATGCAAGAACACCGTTTAAAGACGGTTAGTCCTAATGTAGAATAACGATTATAAAAAACCGTTTACTTATTCGACAAGTAGGCGGTTATTTTTTGATGTATATAATAATAATTAACATCGTAAAAAGTATACGGTTGACTTTTTATTTTCGGTGAATATAATAATAGCAGAGACACCGTTTAATACGGTTAGCCCTTAATTCTGTTATAAAGCCATTAATAAATTAACTGCTTCTGGACAGGAGGCAGTTATTTTTTTATGATTTCATGATAAGTAAGCAATATTAAAAATATTAACAACAAATCAGTATTCATAATCTTCACTCCTTTCAATTGGAGTGGCTAACCGCCTTTTCGGGCAATCTCTGCAACCATTATTCTACAAACTAACAAAAACAAATTCAATATTGAGGAACTGGATAATCTCGTTAAAACAGTTCATTAGTGCAGCTAACACTTAAAAGAAGCTAATTTGAGGAACTACCTCGTTAAAAAAAGGAGATAAAATGGAAACACAAGAAGAATCTAAAGTTATTGAAACAAATCCTGAAAAAGAAAATGTAGTTCAAGAAACTACCGAAAAAGAAGACCATTTTGACTATAAAAAAGCCAGAGAAGAAAGAATTACACGAAGTACCGAAAAAAGAATTTTAAAGGAGCTTGGTGAAGATTCTTTTGAATCGATTAAAGGCAAACTTCAAGAAGCTTTAAATATTAAAGCAGAGCTTGAAAAGGAAAGAATAAATGGCCAGAAACTTAAAATATTAGAATCAGGTTTTGATAACAAATATTTAGACTTTATAGTTTACGAGATTAATAAAACTAGAGGGGAAGAATCTTTTGATGATTGCTTAACTAAGTTCAAGGAAAATAACAAACAATATCTTAAACGAAATAAAATAATAAATACTTCTCCGAATTTA